CTGGTCATGCGGTTGCTTGACTGGGCGTTGCGGCGGTTGGCCAGCTTGTTGGTGAGGCTGGTGATGCCGTCTGCGAATCTGCGGGGGAAGCTGGGCATTATAGGAGTTTTCCGTAGTTGGTAAATTTGCCCTTCATAATAGGCTCCAGCGCGTATCTTATAGAATCAATTATGTGATTTTCAGAGTCTACCAGCTTTGGTAGTATGTCGCCAGAATAGCGGTCAACCTTATAACTGTAGAGGTTGAACTCGTTGAATGTGTTTTTGCAACGCGGATGAATGATTATCTTACCAAACGAGCGCATGAACTCTATGCCATCTTCAACCGAACCGGCACCCTTCTTGCAAGACACTATGCGCCGAATGCCGTGGCGCTTCAGATAGCTGATTGACTCCGGCCTGGCGTTGTCCCCGCGTACCGTGTGGCGCTCAACGTCCGGTAGTGCTTCAATCATGGCTTGGCTTGTGTCGTCAATCTCAAGGTGTTGCACGTATAGCTCGTGCTCAATATACAGGTCGCCATTATAAGCCCAGCACTTCACGCCTGCCGTGGGGTCTTGAGAAAACCCGAAGTCAAGCCCGTAGTAAGGCCCATCCCAGTTGTGCGCCGGGGTAAACTCACGTTGCACATACTTGCCGCTGAACACTTGGGCCTGTGAGCTTTCCCAGAATTGGCCGTCCCATATGTGGGCGTACAACGAAGGGTCTAAGCGCTCCATTGCGTCAATGCGCTGCTCGTTTAGAACCTCTGAAAAGAAAGGGTTGTCCGACCAATTCAGCTCAACTATGTATGACCTTGGGGGTGGCTCGCATAACTGGAACGTTTGCGCTACCCAACTGTTACGATTTTTGGGGTTATATATTATCCAGAACTCTGATTTATCAACACGTATCGTTGGTAGTAGATCCACCCAGCTTGCCGCCGGTATGTCTTCCGCCTCCTCAACAATACAGAGATCCACCTGGGCTAACGATTTGATAGACCCGATGTTGTGGCGCAGACCCCGAAAGATAAACTCTGTGCCGTTGCTACGGTGCCGCAGGTAATCAATGCCAACGTCGTATTGCGTAGAAAGCCACGGACAAGACTCAATCGCGTTCTTTAGCTCTGCGTGGAATGATTCTTTGATAGAGTTTTGCAGTTCACGCACGCAGAGAATGCGTAGAGGCTCTATCGCGCCCCACACAGCCGCCATCTTTGCAGACGTGAACGACTTGCCAGACCCTCGCCCGCCGTGCATAACGCGGTAACGAAGATCCCCCCTTGGCGGTGCAAACAGGGGAATCAGCTTTGGCGGTAGTTCGATTTTAAGAGTTGACAACGGGAGCCACTAGCTCAATGCGCGTGGGTGACATGCTTTGATCTGAGCTGGTGTGGTCAAGCTCTGACTTCTCGCTGTACCCATGATTGTGCAGTATCAGCTTAGTAATAGCCGCGTTAAACGTACCGTCGAGCCCACGATTTACGGCCGTGCGCTCTTGCATGGCCTCAATGTTTTCTAACGTGTGCATAAATTCAGGGTAAAGTGATTCCCATTCGTAGCTCACACGCTTAGATATCCCTAAGTAACAGCACAGACCTACGCGGCTAGGGATAACATCTCCAACTTCTGAGTATTTAAAAATGTACTCATCCGCTTGGGCCTGCAGGTCTGCGCTGTACTTTGTTGGTCTGCCTACCGGGTTCTTTTCTTTTTCTGTCATGGGGTAACCTCAACTCCGTCACAATATCTTATTGTAACCCTTTTCGGATAAGATTTGTTTATTTGCTTGGCGGCATCAATAATCCATGCCTCAACCTTATCAATGCTTTTGTTTCCTCCAATATTTAAAACTTTAACAAAACAATTTAATTGAAAATCAACCCTTTCCCTTTCAGATGATAGCGACCTGTAATCCTCGCTTAAGGATTTCATTATAGACTTTACGTTGCTATTGTTTTTAGCCATTCCTAAGGTCATATTTCTCAAAACTCTCCACGGGTCCTCTATGTTATTTACTGACCAGCACTCGCTTGACCTTCCGTTTCCTATTGATGCAGGTATAGCACCCCCTCCATGTATGTTTAGGAGCCTTGCGCCTTCCTCTCTAAAATAAGCAATAAACCTAATCTCTGATCCGTTTATTTCTTTGGCCCCAACTTCTTCTAATATTCTTATAAAAGGTTTTTTGCCCGCTTCTCTCATCTTTACAACCCACATGCTTACTGGGTAATTTTCAGTTCTTGCCGCGCCACGGTGCGCCTTAAATCTTTTTTTTATGTTTTTTGATTTTCCAATATACCTGACCTCTTTTGTGTCTGGGCACAAAAGGGCGTAAATGCCAGAAACTGCCGGAACGTCTTTTACTTCTTGGTAAATTTTCATGGCATACACCTTGGTCAAAGGGCAGTCGAAAGGGTTTGCGGAAACCAGTGACTAGCTGGCGTTCGGTTATGAGCCTATCCGCCCGTTTATTATACACCACCCACAATAAAAAAACCACCCGAAGGTGGCAAAGGTGCCTGTTACAGATGCGCACATCAGGCTTAGCACATCCGACTACATCGCCGTCGGCAGGCTGAAAACTTGGGTCGCCCATCCGGCGTATGCAAGCAAAGAGGCCGGGAGGACTTGCAGCACGTCTGCTGCCTAATTAAAAACCCCTCAGCAAGCTTGCGCAGGATCAGGGCCGTGTTGCATTATTATAGCGCCACTCGAACCGTGAGCGCAATAGCCTCACCCAGCAGAAACACCCCAGGCTGAACCCTCCATGCCGTGTAATGTAGTGAAGGGAACGCCACCGGACAAACAACAGCCTTATCCCCGTCATCCCCATAACAAGACCTGTAGCCCCGCATTGCGCCAACATAAACAGCCCCGCGCCAGTTGCCCCACTGCTTGCTCCAACCGTAAGCGGCTATGGCTGTGGTTCGTTTGTAGCTGTTACTGAACCGGCCAATCAATAAACCATTATGCTCTACTGCTAGCAGCTTGTGATTGCTGTTGTAGTCGTTTTTATAGCCTGTGGCTACGTGGTAGCTAAGCCCGCCAGCATGGATTGACGTTTCTGCTAGGGTGGGTGTTGCTGTGAGTGCCAGGATTAAGCTGGCGGCTAGGGCTAGTGTTTTCATGGTTTGGTGATCCTGAAGCCCAGTTCAATAATTGCGTCAGCTATTACGCCAACGTCGGTCTCACCCCTTAGCTGGTTTAGGGTTTTTACTAACTGAGTGCGGTCGATCTGGGCCTGGGTGCGGATTGGGCGGAACGCTCCGGCTGCCAACATTCCAAAGGCATGCTTCTCTGGAACGTAGTAAATATAATCTCCGCACCTTTTTGCCAATATTTCGCATTCAATGTAAATACCCGGCGACTCAATTACTTGGCATCTTTCACGAACTATCGGGAACCACGCTTCTACAGGGCGCGGCGTGTAGCGGTCGGTTCCCCAGTCCTTGTTTTCAACCGGCACATATTGATTTTTATGCCACCAACCGTCAACCGTGCAGAAAACATCTGCATTGCAGTCGTAGTGTGTCGCCTGGTCTGGCGCTTCTGTCCAATCTGGATTGCTCATATCGTTCTCCAATGCCCTGTGCGGGCTTTTAGTTTTGTGGCTAGGGTTGCCAAGGTTAATCGGTGTTCGTGGCCTGTGCGAATCCCTGCACTGCTTGTATGCGCTCGCCTATCCATTTCATACAAGGCACGGCCATTGAGTTGCCCAGAGCTTTGTAACGAGGTCCGTCCGGGCATTTGTCAACGGTCTTGCCGCGGTATGGGATTTTCGTGAAGTTGTCAGGAAATCCCTGTAGGCGCTCGCATTCGACTGGGGTTAATCGGCGAACGGCCATGCCAATACGGGCGTAGCTTGTTTGCTTCATGCCAGGGTTTGCGCTAAGCGCTCCTGCGTATGGCATTTCGCGGACTTCATCTCGGGTATTTTGTGCAAAGCACATAACGTGAGGCTTATCCCCGCCGCCCGACGAGGCTCGCAGCGTTCCCGCTATTGGCCCGCCCAGCTCGGCAGTTGCGCCACCCTCACGGCCTCGCAGACTGACGAATACCGCATTCTCTGCGCCGTTATTGCGACCAAGGGCGAACGCCTGGCTACCGGTGCAGGGGTCTTGTGTGCCGTGAACCACTAGATCAGTTGCGTCTTTGTAACCCCTTGCCTTGGTGGTGGATGCCGTGCCATCGCCAGAATATTCACCAAATGCGGTCATCCTGAAAGCATCTACTGGCTGCAATCCTCCGGCGCATTCAAAGTCTGTTCCGAGTCCGCCCCCGCCTGAAGTGCGACTGCTAAGCGTTCCGGTAACTTCTTGTTGCGCTTCTCTGCTCGGCGCAGGATTCCCTGACAGGCTTTCGCGCTCAAAAAGTACCGCTGCGGCAGGTCGCCAGTCACCAAGGTATCCGACAACAAACACACGCTTGCGTCTTTGGGCCACGCCGAAGAACTGAGCGTCAAGAACTCGGTAGGCGAACCCATACCCGAGTTCTGCCAGCATCCCGAGGAAGGCTCCAAAATCCCTTCCTCCGTTAGCTGACAAGACGCCGGGGACGTTCTCCCATACCAGCCATTCGGGGCGTAGTCGTTTAGCAAGCGCACCGAACCCAAGCATGAGGTTGCCACGCGGGTCGTCCAGTCCTTTTCTAAGGCCAGCGACTGAGAAGGACTGGCAGGGAGTTCCTCCGACAAGAAGGTTAATTGGCTCATAATCGCCGTCCTGAATCGTTGTGAAGTCGCCGTGAAGCGGTACTTTAGGATAGTGGTGCTGTAATACTGAGCAGGGGAAAGCGTCGATTTCGCTGAAGAATGACGGCTTCCAGCCCATGTGGTGCCACGCCTGGGTAGCGGCTTCAAGGCCAGAACACACGCTGCCGTATTTCATTTTGCACGCTCCTTATTACTTTGCACTCCCTGCACCTCACAATCTGCGCAATGACCCATCCACCCGATAAACTCCTCTTCGTGCCAGCTTGTAACGGTGGCCTGGCATGATGGGCAGGACGCTTTGACTTTCTCTTGCCTTGGCGCGTACATGGTGATTTCCTTTTTGTGGTTTGTGTTGATGCGTTAACAGTAACACAGATTTGGGAGGGTGCAAGGGGTTATTATGCCCGGTACGCTTGGCACATTTTGAAAAACCTAGTGTGCCGGCTGTAGCCCTTGCGAGACTAAGGCTTGACACAAACGGTACATACAACACAACAAATCAATAGAGTTATATAAGAGACTGTCTATAAGTGTCATTTTTTTCATCACTTTTTATTATTCCCTCTATAGCTGTTGCGTGCCGTGTACCGTGCCAAACGTACCGGCAATCATAACGTTATGATAAATAAAGAAAAACCCCGGAACGCTATGCGTCACAGGGCGGTACAGTGGCACGAAAGCGTGACGCCCAAAGCGAATATCCATTAAAACAGCGCACCTGTTGTGCACTTAGTGTGCACCATTTAGTCACATGACGTAATGCACATATTATGCACATAAAATGCACATAAAATTATACATTTATATTAAAGTTGGCACAAGGTTGGCACAAGGTTGGTTCGATTCAATGGTGCGTTAGGTATGTGCCTACAGTGCACCAAAAAAGAACTAACTTGTGCCTGTTATCAACATAAAATGCACTTAAACTGTAACTATTTTGTGTTATTATGGTTGACTCAAAGAGCGCACAACTATTGCACTCCCTATTACACTAACCGAGCCAACAGGTGCACAAATGAAAACAAGCAAAGAACGAACCGTATTTTTTCTAGAAAGCGACTTGAAGAGAAAAGCGGTTGAATACGCGAAAAAAGACCGCCGATCTCTGACGGTATTAATCAATATTGCGCTTGAGCAGTATTTGAAGGGCGTAGATTATTCGGAAGAGGAGGGCAAAGAAGAAGACGTGATGTGATGTGATGTGGTGGCGGCTTTCGCCGCCTCACACCATTCTAATTAAAGAAGCTAATAGGAATCCTTGTTGCACGACTTCTCGTTCCCGCAAACCTAACCGGAAGTCTTGAAGTTTCAGCGCCATCAATGCGGCCCAAAATGCGACGCCAGCCAGCCCCCCAAGGTGTACCTGATAGCAATTTTTCTAACTCTGCGTGCTTATTTGCCACCGCCAAAGCGGTTCCATCAACCAATAATCCATACCGTTTAAGAACCTCGTTACACTCCGATTGCGTTAATCCTGACATGGCACTCTTGCCGCTGGCGCAGTCTATAATCTCGCCAATAGACCTCAACAAGCTGCCCCGTTCGCTATCAAACCGCACTTGGCTCTGCAAGATCCGCTGCAAACAACTTTCCTCGTCGCTGACTTGTTCGGCTTCTTTAGCGTCTGAGAAGTCCATATCAGCCACCCACTTTCGGGCATCCTCTAGGCTGATTTTGTCGTCACGATGATAGGCGCATGCCCCGGCGATAAGCGTCCCAACCTGGTCGCCTAGTCGC